CCTCAAGGTATAGATCTTAATCCGCTTATATCCTTTAACCCCAGGTAAGGAATCCCTGAGATTACCCTTCTCATACACAGCATCCGGTCGATCGGTACCCCAGACTTGCGGTACTTTTCGCTGTATGCGGTAAGGGAGACGGAAGTCCTTCACAGGATCCGCCCCCAACTCCTTAACATAAATGGAGTAGAGAGGGAAGACGAAATCTCCCGGCAGACGTCCGATATATTTCGGACTCTTAAAAGAGTACGTCTCAAAGGTATAGCCACACCAGCCTTCACTGCGCTTGTGAGGCACAGGCTGATAGTCACCCAAAAGGTGACCGTCACCATAGAGGTCTGGGCCGAATAGTCTTACAGACTCGTCGATCCATTCCAGTACCATGGAGGCTGCTTCGGGGAAGCCGCTGCGCACGTAAAAATTGTGCAGCACAAAAAGACTTTGCCCCGAAAGAGGACCCTTGATGTAACAGGGCCGGATGTCGATTCCCAATAAGTAGTCCTTACCGCAACTTTCACGGAAAGGTCCCGACCAGAACGATTTCTGCGGATTAAGCAGAAAGCCGCAACATGTTAGTGTCTTGGCAAGAAGCGGAACAGCGTCGACAGGGACAATTATGTCATCCCCGTAAACGCTGACGCTCTCCGACCGGCCCTCCGCACAAGCAAGTGCAAGTGCGTAGAAAAGAAGTGTCTCTAGTGGAAACGTAAATCCGTTCCCCATCGAGGAAAACTTCTCCTGGGAGACTACCCCGTCTGGCGTCTCAATTTGCCGTGTCCTAAGACGCGACAGAAAGAGAAACCATTCGTCAGGTAGCAGGCTCTCTACGAGCCCCGTCGATATAGTATCCGACGCACTACTCAGGTCCAGCGTTGCTAAAGCGCCAGAAAGAGACCCGCGCCGCGCCATGGATTGATTCCTGGTTTGGTCGCGGATATCTATTCCAAAACGCGTTAACCGCCTAGCCATATAGTCACCGATCCCCAACTGGACAAATGTGTTCAGAAGGGGCTCGACGACGATGGACCGGTCGGTCTTTGCGCTTTTTGGGACGAAGCTAAGCTTGCCTGGATGTATTTCCACAGACAGCTTGACCGTCTCGGACTCCCCGAAAGGAACCCAAGAGGGCACCTCAGCCAACACGTCAGCGACGATTGGGATGAGGTCCTCGCTACAAGAGAACACCTGCGAAAGCTTGCGCCTTGCGGATGCATTCTTCTTTTTGACGTTTGTCGTCGCTCCTGGTCCAAAGTGAAGCTTTAAAGCCTCAAGACTAGGCAGGTCACCTAGGATTTCTGCGATTTTCCGCTGAGCCGTAAACAAAACGGACTCAACGTCAAGGGGAAAATGGAATCCCCCTTGAGCATATTTCCTAAATAGCCTGTTCGTCTCAAGGCAAAGTGTCTCACTCTGCTTGAACTTCTCATACGCGATAGCCTGCCGGTCAACACCCAGGTCTAGGTCCTGTCTTTTTTGGAAAAAGGCCAGGACCTGTCGTAGATGTCGAGCATCAGCGATACTAATTCGCGTGTAGTCGAGTTCAAGACCACAGAGAGTGCTATAATCAAGACGGCTAACCGCCTCAACAACAGCAGCACTCTGATCGCTCTCTGCAACATGAGAGAGGTGCCAGAAAGCAAGCGAGCGTAAGAGCTCGCTCGAGTCACTTGACGTGAACTCCTGGTCATAGCGTGTAATGCGCATAATAGTCCTTTAAGGAGGAACTAAGACCCTCGAAGACAGACACGACGGTTAAGTCGGAGCTGCCAACGAGTCGAAGAGCTCTGAGAACGGCCCAGCAGTCGCAGCTGCCACCGAAGTGGAGATGTTGCCGCTGAGGTTCACAGAAATCTGACGAGCAAGGCGTCGCCCTGTTACGTCAGACCGCTCATGGAAGAACCCGGTGTTGATCATCGTGTTCTCATAAGCGACCTTCGGCGCTGCGGTGTAACCCGCCGCGTTCTGGCCAGAAACCGTCTCCATGACGGGGACGACCACCCGGCTCTCGACTTTGTAGACTTTGCTCTTGAGGAGCTCGATCGACATCGTCAGGCGCACCTGAGCGTACTCAGGCACGGAGGCCAAGGCCTCGCGCCACTCTGCCACGACTTTGCCCGCCGAGCGGGTCACTGACTTGGCCACAAGAGTATGCGCAACCGGGGTTGAAGCACCGTCGTAGACGGTGATTGATGCAATGGCAGACATGTAGTCTCCAGATTAGACCCTCGCAGCTTAAGGAACTGCGATTGATTACATTAGGGCTTGAAGCCCTGCAAAAGAGCGACTGCATTGGCGCAATGTTGCCAAGACAGCACCGAGCTCAGCGGCTTCACGCCGGGGAGCGGGATCGATAGAGACGATGAAACGGTCCGAACGGACGTAATGTCAGACTGTCGCCAAATCGGCTGCACCGTTACCGGTGACAACGAAGAGGTCTGAACAGCATGACACTGCGTCACGGTGAACCGTGAAGTAATCGTCTTGACGTAAGAGGCTTGCAACGATTGCGCAAGGCCTCGAGCGCTAAGGTACGCGCCAACTGGTATGACCCAATCGGCGACGAACGACCAGGGAAGAAGTTCCCAGGCAACACTTAGCGGGTCCGTTAAGCCGGCGAGAGCCGGAACGTCAACTTCCCGAACGCGAGCAATGAGCTGTCCATAACAGACATTCTCACCCGCATCGGCAAAGAAGTAAAGCGGAGACGTAGTAGTCAAACCGCCCTTCTTTTTAAGCCGGACCTTGTACGACTGCTGGTAACCAAAGTTTAACTTTTGGGCTAGAAATTCAGCCCCTGAGTGTATATCTTGGACCAGCGGTTTCCATCCATACTGGAGTTCCAGCCACATGTTGGAGGCTGTGCGACGAACTCCTCGCGGCATCCTACCGTGGGAACCCGTGAGCGCATAAAGCGCTCCCGAGTAGTCCAGACGCTTTGCTGCGTTCAGACCTCGATAGATACGCGTAGCGGCATCAGCTATAAGACGGAGGGTTTGATGACCCTCGCCAAGCACGATCCCGACGTTGAAGTCGGAACCGGCTATGGCTGTCCGAAGCCTGCCGATCAGCGCGATGTCGTCGTTTGCTAGCCAGGTTGTGTTTCCAGTTCCCAAGTAGCCACCGAACAGCTGATCGGGCGTCCCCCAAAGGGTCCGCGGGATCGATGACTGGTAGATGGCCGCTAGGTTCTTCGACCAAGAGCTGACTGTAACGGTATAGGGATGGTCCTCGACTAAAGCCCTTCGCGGTTTAGGCGAAAGCACATCGCGATGGAGGTAACGATTCCCGGAGGAATCGTATATCCAATGCTTCAAGTAGGTTCCTTTCTTTGAAGGCCAATCAGTGCCGCTCTGGGTTTTCACCCAATAGAAGCCATGAGTTGACGTTCCAAAAAACGGATTTGAAACTACTTGGCGAAGGTCAAGTGTATCCGTACGAACTGTCATAACTATCTCCTCGTAAGCTGGTGAGGCTTGCCGAGGTGCCTGTCTGCAGAGATGCCAGACAGAGATCCGCACGTCATCCTTTCTAAAGGGATGTACGGCCCGGCGTAAGCCGGATCGTTATGTATCCATCCGGAAAACCACCTCAACTGATCCATCAACGGCGTAAAGTTGAACGGGAGTAACTCCCACTCTGCGACCGAATGGTGAACCAGACTCTGGTGGCCTCGACGGAATTCCATAACGTTTAACTCCTAAGTGGAGGATGCGGATCGAAAGAAGGGCTATGGAGCCC